AATATGCAAAAGACTTTTTAATATCTTCAAAGTATGGCATTTGATTATCAATCCAAATTTCATTCATTGCGACTTGTGAAGTGCCTGTATCTTTTTTACCATCGTAAAATGTAGATTTATGCCATATTGCTGTTTTTTCGTAACTAGTTGTTATTGCTTCACAAGTTTTTTTATCCATGACATTTGGATATAAAAAGATGTAATCAGAAACTTGCTGACTGGAATTCATGATGTTCTCCTACTTGTCCTATTACTTGAATATTCCACGCTATACTTATGCGATTATTTTTAGATTTGTTCTGTTGAACCCAATGTGGCAACCATGACGGAAAAAATATTGCTCTATTTGCTGTAGAGTCATAACCCAACATGCTTGAATTATTTACTGTTGTTTCTTTCTTTCTAGGTACAATTACATCTGCGGCTGGTCGAGGGTCGTGAAATTGTATACCGGCGCCTTTGTCGGAATGCAGATACCATACCCCACTTAAAAAATTATTTGAGTGTGTATGAGCAGGATGATGTTCTCCACTTTTCAATACATTTGCCCACATATCAGTTATTATGACATCTTTGACATCATATTTTAATTCTTTCAATATCTCTTTACTGGTCGATATAACTAATTCTGCAAATTCTTTAAACTCTTTTTTCTTGTGTAAATCAGCTGAGTTCGTTTGCCAATTTGCATCATAACCTCTATTCACCCACATATCTGATATACATTTTTTCATTGATGTAATATCAGACTTATAAAAATCATTTATCAAAAATAAATGTGTTGGAAATATCTTATGATGTTCCATTATTTTCTCCTATACTTCATAATTAGAATTCCAGGCAATGATTGTCTTTCTTCCTGGTCCATTAGGTTTTGAGCGATGTTTCATCCATGAAGGACAAGTCATCACATCACCTTCTGTTGCGTAAATCTTACAGAGTCCGCCAGTGGCATCAACAACCTCAGTAGCATATTCGGCATCAGGCAACTCCAAATAATAGCAGTTAGTAAATTGACAACCTGGGTGGTTGTGCCAATCGTGTTCTCCGCCTTCTTCGTATTGATTAAACCATATCTTTGTTATGCCCATTCGATAATCTCTTATGAGATATTTGGGTGTATTAAATCCATGAGATTCTGCAATAGCTTCCATAATTGGGTCTAATAAATCATAGAATTCATCCAGATACTCTCGAGCTACATCTGCTGGTAAATCCCAATCTGAATACACACCTGGCATAAGAGGTGTGTCTGAAACATCTTTAAGTTTTTCAATTTTAGACAACAGAGAAGCCTTGTGTTTTTCGTGTTCTTTTACTCTATTTACAAGTATCATTACAATGCCCCACTCGTAAATCTCGCCCAATCGATAGCGTTTTTGATTACAAAGTTTCGACTGTTGATGCTTCTTAAAACTTGCTCAAGATAATTTACTACTTGTCGTAGATAGGCCTCTTTCTGGTCTGCCTTTTGTAGTTCTTCATCTGACTCCATGTAGATATGAACATCTGCCTTGAGAACTTTCAAGTCAAATGGTTTCTCTTTATAAACTGATGGGTCTGCTTTACCTGTATAGTATTCCCACTTCTGTCGTTTAAGAACTTTCTGGTCAAACTCTGCCTTCTTTAGAAGTAAAGAAAACTTGTTGAAGTGTTGTAGGTATTTGTTATGAAGTATTGGTATGTTTATCGATTCTGAGCCTAAGTCAGTTTCGTCTATTTTTAAATCTCTGTTAGCTGATTCTTGTAGTTCTTCTAGTGTCATAATTTATTCGCCTTTATAGTAAGTATTGAACGCAAACGAAACCCTATCTTGATTTAGGTTGTAATTTGATTCTACACGGTGATTCAACCAAGATGGAAACAGATAAAGTCTGTTTTGATAAACAGGCATGTTCCATGTCAAAGCATCATATGAAGTTCTGTCTGATTTAGGTTTTCTTTGAGAATCCCAGTATTCTAACAAATCTGCTATTGGGTGTTCAAAAACTATTTGACCACAATAATCTGGAGTCTTTACATAATATGCGCCAGATATTTCACAATTGGGGTGTTGGTGCATTATGTTAGAATCTTTATAAGCGTTCATATTAAACCATATATTAGACATACTTTGCTCAGAGCTATTCATAACTTCGTCAGCAAAATTGTTTGAGTTTAATTTTATTTGTTCGATTAGTGGCTGTAGAGCGGACTCGTTTAAATCTAAGTCCTCTGATTGATAGCCACCTTGATTGCTTATAATTCTGCCTTGTTCAGTTTTTCTATATTCGTTGCAGTAATTATATAGTTTTTGATTGTCGATATCTAAGTCAATTTCATATACTGGAACTTTAAAGATATCATGTACCAATGCATTCTTCATTATATATTCATCATGTGTTGTTATATTATATTTATACGCCCACAAAAAGCGGGTATTTCAAGTGTTACAGTTGCACTATCTCATAGTACATGTAACTAAAATCTACAGATGCTTGTAGATAATTAACATCGCTGGCCTGTACATCATATGATAATGAGCCAAGAGCTGTTGGGAAAATATTGTGAAATCTTATTTCAACTTTTGCAATGTTCTTACTATTCAGTATTGTCAATGTAGCATCTGAATATGTACCGCCATCTGGTACTGTATTGTTATTTGGCGAGTTTGTAGTTTGACCAGGGAATCTATCTGTGCCTGTATCTCTCAATGTTGAAAATTGATTGTGATTCTGTGGTGCGCCAAGACCAATCAACCAGTCGTGTATTTCTTTGTAGTTGTTTAGATTCTCATCTACAAGAAATGATATGCCTAGGTCTTGATAATTTAACTCATCACCTGGGAAAGGTATTGACTTGAGAGGTGTGTCTACAGTTGCCTGGCCTAGTGAGATGCCAGGAATGTTTGCAGTCTGGCAAAAGAACTCTACAGTTGGCAGTTTAGAACACTTAAACCTAAACTGAACAGGGCTTGCATAGTCCAGTACGGTCGGCTCTCTAGTATTTACATTCGTTGTTGTCATTAGTTATTTACAGGTGCGTTTGCTCGCCATTGGTAGCAACTCCAATATCTGGCGGTCGTCTTATCTTTTGCAGTATCACAGTTGTGTCTAGCACGAAATGACTTTCTTCTTGCTGGGTCATCTCTTTTGATAGACAATCCTGTTGTATCTCCGAAAGATACTTTCTTTACTTTGTCGCCATCTTTGACATAAACATAAAACTTCTTACTTCCGCCTCGTATCGGGTCATTCAACTTAACTTTTTTGCCCTGATATTCTGCTTCAGTAATTTCTAAGTCTTGATATTTTTGTTCGCAAATGCAGTCTATTTGTTCTACTTGTTTTAATGTTTTCATACTATTATTTATAAGAGTTATGGAAGGCAAAAAAAAGACACCCGAAGGTGCCTTTTTCATATCTACTGTGTAGAAAAAATTACATAATGTTTGTAACTTTAACTCTACGGTAGTACATATTTTGGTCAGCTGCCGCAACTGCGCCAGAAACGTCTAGAACACCAGTACCACGTGTTGTAGCAAATGGGTTCTGAACCATTCCGTAACGAGTCTTAAAGCCGATTTTAGGTTGGAATGAATCTTGACCAACTGCACGAACCATTTGTAAAGGAACGTATGGGCAGTAGAAAAGTCCAGAGTCATAAGGTGAAGTACCTTTATATCCAGCAACATAGAATTGACTTGCAGATACATTCGCACTATATGGGTCAACATATACTTTGAACTTACCATTAAGAACACCAGCAAAAGTATTACCAGTATCGTCAACATTCAAGTTAGTAGATAGTGCAGGAGCGTAATCTAAAACACCAGCCATTTGAAGAGCAGAAGCTACATCAGCAGAACAGATGATTATGTTACCCTTGCCTCTACGAGTCTGTTGACCAATCGCATTAGCATCTCTTTCTAGTTGATAAAGAAGTCCTTTGAACTTCTCAACAGACCAGCGACCATTTGAGTCAGTATCAAGGTCGAAGATACCAGCAGTTGTAGTATTCACTTGAGCACCCGCCTTAGCGTGACCATAGATAGAACGAACAACTTCACGGTTGATTTCAGCAAGAATTTCACTTGACAAGATGTTAGCAAGTTCAGTTTCAGCGTCTAAGCCGTGAATCGCTTTAAGGTCTTGTGCAAGTTCCATTGTGTACTCTGCTTTCAAAGCTCTTGAACGAGCAGTAACAGTTACTTTGTCAATTGAGAACGCCATTTCAGCAAATGCGTTAGTAGAAGCATCGCCTAGAGCTTCTGCACCAGCAGTTGTCATACCAGAACTAGTAGTATAAGTACCAGCAGATGGGCTGTCGTTCAATGTTGCAGGGTTAGTTCCCGCTTGAGCGTCACCAGATGCTGTTGGGCTGTTTGTAGTAGCATTATCAGAAGAAAATTCTGTGTCTGCTTCATTAAATAACGCCTCATCACCACTATTAGTGCTATATCTTGAACGCATAGCAAAGATTAGACCAGTTGGTCCAGTCATTGGCTGTACGCCACAAACGTCATAAGCAATTAGGTTAGGCATTGCTCTTCGTACTAAAGAAATTAGTACAGGATCCCAGTTTGATGCTCCAGCTGTGTTATTTGCAGGTGCAGCTTCAGCCATAAACTCGGTGTCTTCCCTTACTGCTTTTTCTTGGTTCTCAAGAATAACAGTTGTAACAGCACGTTTATAGCTATCACCGATTTTTGGTAAATCTGGATGCTCTAATACTGGCTGCCACTTTTCTTGTAAATTTTCAGTAAGATACATTTATCTCTCCTTGTT